TCCGCTGCGACCTGCGCCTCGCCGAAGCTGAGCCCCTGCTGCATTAAACCTGCGACCATGGCGTCGCGTGAAGTTTCATACGCCGCCTCGCGCTCGCCCTCAAAGACGCCGCGCCGCACGTTGCCAAATGCACCCGCCTTGGTGACGCCTGATGCCTCGCCGACACGCTCCTGCGCACGCTTGCGCTCGGCCTGCGCCAGCATCGGGTCAATGACGCCCTCGGTGTACATATCCTGATAGCCACGCACCCGCGCCATGCGCTGCTCTGGCGTCTCGGCGGCCATTCCCGCGTATATGTCAGACGCGGCGCCGTATTCGCTTGGCAATGTCAAGGCGCCGTAGCCCTCATATGCCTGCCGCATCATCGGGTCCATGCCAGCGACAAGCGGGTCGGTGTATGCAGCAAATGGGCTGTCAGCTATTTCCGTCGTGCGCCCGTACAGATCCTCCAGCATTTCCTGCTGGAATGGGTCCATTGTGCTTTCTTGTTTGGTCGTCGTCGTGCTGCCCATTATTGCAACTCCATCTCATAGTGTGTGTAGATCGGACGAAACGCAGAGCCGTCCACATATCTCTCAAAGCCCTTACGGCCATCCGCCTCCACGGCGTCAAGCTTGGCGTCCTTGGCCAACCCCGCCAAAACATCTACCGCCTTGTTCATCCATACATGCATGTGCTTGCCGCCCATAAATTCTATCTTGAGGTTCTTACGCTGAGGGTGTTTCACAACGCATGTGGTGATCGCTGCGGTCAACGTGTCCTCAAGGTAAACCAGCCACAATATTGACGTGCCGGCCAGTATATCTTCTCTTACATCGTCCAGATCGACGTTATGTTCAACCCGTCTAATCGCCGGAGCCAGCAGCTCCATGCCTCTGTCGATGTAGTCGTCTATTTCGCGCTCAGGTATCGGCAGAACCGTCACCCGCTGCGCTTGGCCAAATTGTACAACATTATCAATCATCCGCCAAGCATCTACCAAGACCCTCCCAGATGAGAGGTTCTAGTCCATATGTCTGTTGACCCATCATAAGATCCGTTGCAGACGTAAATATAATTAGTATCCCAACTTATCAGGCCGGTTTTATCGCCCGCCGAACCCACGCTGGTTGGAGGAACGCCGACCTTTACAACAATTTCAACAAAAATGTTGTTTCTGCTTACAACCGGATATGCGTTTACGTTATCCCACAAGATTACGCCGTTTTCGGACGGGTTGCTGTCAGGCGTCTTAAAGCCCAGCTTGTACAAGTTTTGCGTCAGATAACGCGTCAGGCCGCGCCCCCATTGGCGTAGATCCTCGCCTATCTGTGGAAGTATTGGCGACGACATTATCTACGCCCCGCCGGTTTTATATCAACGCGCATATTGCCAACGCGCCACGGTGCCAGCTTTGCGCCTTCAACGCGCATACGCATTTGGCGGCCAGCGAAGCGGACAGATGTCGGGTTGCTGGGGGTGTACGGCCCGTGGCTGCTTTCGTCGCCGTTGGGGTAGAAGCGTGTCTTGAATGTCACGTTCACGTCGCCTTGCGTTTGCTCGTCGGGGATAAGCTTGGTCACATGCGCAGTCTGGTCGCCGTTGCCAATAGAAAACGGCCCGCTTTCCGCGAAGACCGCGCCGCTGTCTACGTTCAAGCCTACCTCGTGATCATATATGTCGCTGTCGGCATTGTGGCCCGCCATGAACGGGTAGCGGAAAACGCCACGCTCTGTGCCTGACGTGCGCGCCAAGTTGCCTATCAGCCAATGGCGCTCGGTGTAGTCGTAAGCCACATATCTGTCGATTTCGGTGCTGTTTTCGGAGCAGTAGAACCACCACACCTCCCCGAATTGGCCGTTGGCAAAACCCCACGTCTTAGACTGCTGCGCTTGGTTGAAGTCGCCAAAGACGTAGTCATGCACGTCGCATGGCAGCTCGCGCACGCTGTTGCCGTCAAAATAGAAGAACCCGCGCTGGCCCATGTAAAACACACCCAGATCCGTATCTACAGCAGACTTGCGCGATATGGCCCCGCACGAGGTGCCGACGCGGCTGAACGAGTAGATGAACGGCGGGCCCGCATATACAGCGGCATGGCAGTCTGTGTCTGTTATGATTAGCGTCTGCCCCTTGGTGCGGATCGCCTGCATGATTTGGCCAGACGTCTGCAGGATCTGCGAGCCAGCTTGGTTCGTGGACGCGGGTGTCCATAGCGTGTTATTTTCTTGGTCACACCATGACACTGTACGCGGGTTGCCGCCCGCGCCCAGCGCGAAGATAAAGCGTTCTTCTGTGACCAGCAAGCCCAGATTGCTCGTCGGGGCGTTTGCAATTACAGCCGCCTTCGCGGCTGGGTTTAGCTGCCATTCGAGCAAGCGTCCGTCGTCTTTCGAGCACGCCACGAGGTATTCGCCAAAATTGTCGATTGACCAAGTGGTGGCCTCTTCTGGAACAGCGTTTTCGTTTTGCTGTATCGGCTGACCGTAAAAGCCGTCGCCATAGAACCCGTAACCGTAACCCGTCTCGACCTCTGCGTCTTCACGGCCCGCCGCCAAATCGGTCGGTGCGATGTCATATGTCGTGCCGTTACCCGTCATGGCTTTTAGCTCGCTATATGAGCCGCCAGCCAAATAAGCCGTGCCGGTGTTTGACTCCCATGTGTGCATCCCGCGCACGATATTTGTGCTAAATGACGCTTTGCGTTCTTGCCAGCCACCAATAGGTCTGAGGCTGTTATCCCGCCAGCGCACCAAGCTGCCATCGCGCCACCGGCCAGATTGCTCAAGGTCAGTGCCGTTTCTGTAGAAACCGGCGGGGATGTCTAGGGGTACGAGGGTCATATTTTCACTCTGGCTTATTTGGCCAATTAATGGCGTTGCGAACCTCTTGAACAAGTATGCTCATTTTAGTAATCCTATGTTTTACGAAATTCTAAGCCACAAAGCAAAGGTTGTGTAGTCATTGACGCTAGTTCTCGTGTATGGCGTCATCTGCCTCCAAGTTCCCGTTAGCCCAGCGCTTGATACGCGGTCACTTAAAAAAGAATCTCTGAACTGCGATATACCCGAACTCACCCCACCCCACTTTAAGGTACTTCCAGAAACGGTGGTTCCAGCGTTGACCGTCCCTGACCCGCCGCTTCCGTAAGATATACCAGCCGCAGTGTATGTTCCAACAGCGCCAAGGCTTGTGCTTTGAGCCGCTGGAATACTTAAAGTTTTAGAGCCAATGCCGGTGACATGGCCAAATCCGTCCACTGATATGTCTTGGATTACCGTATTGCCGTTATTGTCCACGCTGCTTTGGGACGAGGTGTCCGAGTGACTGATGGTGCGGTTGGAAGCTAAGGAGCCACCCCCATTTAGACCGCTTCCTGCGCTGATGGTTGTAGATGTAATCGCACTTAATTGCGTCTGGATATTGCTCGTAACACCGTCTGTGTGGTTTAGCTCTGCCGCTGTGGCCGTAATCGTCGTGCCGCCGACTTTCCAGCTTCCCTCTGTCAAATCTGGGGTGCTGGCGGTGTCACCGTTCAGAACGTCGACAACGTCATCAAGCGCCGTGTTGATCGTGGTTCCCCAAGTATTCTCTGAGCCGCCAACGGTAGGCTTAGTGATGCTAATCGTCATATCAAAATCCTCAATGCTTACACGACTATACTACTTTACGCGCCAGTCGTCCACGTTTGCTATCTCAGCCAATCCCACGCCTGCCGCGTGCGATCAGCTCTATCCTTCAGCCCATGATGTCCACCGTTTACCCGCTTAGTGATTTTGGCGATGGCGTCGTCATTTACACCCTCACCGGCAATCTTCCACAAGCCGTTCTTGTCAAAGAACCACATGGCCGTTTCAAACGCGTAGTCTTCCTCCACCAGAGATGGATCTGTCAGCACCTCGGGCAAGCGCATGTCATGTGCAAACGCCTTGTAGTTGTTCCTGCCCGTAAGCTGCAGGAAGCCGCGTCCGATAAACTTTGCTGCGTCTTCCGGCGTCTCATTGCCCATACGCCCGACGTAAACCTTGCTGGCCAGCTTAGCGCCGTTGCGAGCATATGGCTTGGCGCTATCCTCGTCGGGGAAGCGTGACGGCCAGACGCGCATCATGGCTTCCACTGAATAGTTTAGGTTTTCGCGTGTCAGCTTAAACCCACCGCTTTCGTGGCCCGCCTGCCCCAGAAGGTGCGCAGCCTTAACGCGGTCAAGCCCGTAGTGCTTCGTGATTGCACGCGCCGTATTTGGCCCGTATGCGCCATCTGGCTCAACGCCAACCTTTTCCTGCAATAGCTTCAGTGCGACGCTCATTTCTTCAAGCCTTTCATTGTGCGGATGCCAAAGCTGGCGGCGATGGAAGCGTACATGCCCCATTGCACCCAGAGCGGCGTTGTCTCAAGATTGGCGAAACCCTCTGCCATTACGTCTTGCATAGACGGCACGAAATTCATGCACAATATGGCCACGAAAACGATTGTCCACAGCTCATCTTTCCAGCTGTCTTTGCTGGCCTCGATGGCCGACTGCTCCCAATCCATCTCGCCGGTCGCCTGCTTTAGCTTAATCTCGGCATTCGCTTTCTGGATAGCCGTCTTGCCGTCGAGGTAGCTTGTCGCCAGACCGCCGACTGCGCCTATAATCTGGCCAATCATTTCTTGCCCCCGTTCACATATAGCCCGAACCACGCAGCTCCGGCGCCTACAATCACGCTGACAAAGCCTGCCTGCGCGTTGTTTGGCAAATCAAGCTCCATGAACCAGCTGCACGTCTGGTAAAACACGACCATGTAACTCAGGATAAGCAGGCGCGGAACAATGCGCCAAGCGTCTAGTTTCTCTGGTGTCATATTCAAACCTCTATATTGATTTTCGTACCCGCAGGCCGATCCGCTGTAGTCTTGGCCCCAAACCTATCATAACCCTTGCCCAGATCCAACTTCTGCTCCCTGAGCGCCTCCAGATGCGTGTGGTTGGCTCTATGCTCTTTAGCCACCCTCTGCTCCACCAGATGCGCTTCTATACGCTCACGCGTCTGCGTTTGCTGGTGTATGTCTGACTGCACGTTAAACGGTGCGCTGCCTATGCCTGACACGCCGTCCGCCATCACCGCCGCACCGCTACCCAGACGAACCCAAACAGCGCGCCAACGCAGAGCAGGAACAACAGCAAGCCAGCCGCCCACGCGATGATCGTCTCCTTGCGCTCAATTCGCTTGTACTGCGCATCCTTCTGCTTTTGGCGTATCTCGTTTTCCATGCGGATTAGCTCTTGCCATGCAGACGGGCCAAGCGTTTCTGAAATCATCTTGCGCAGCTCGTCGCGCATATTCTCGCGCTGCTTCTTCTGCACAAACAGATCCATCGCCTGCTGCTCGACGCTGCCGAAGCTCTGATACCACTTGGGGTTTTCTACGCGCTTCGCTGCAAAGTCAAAGTCGCTGATCGCCTTAGACCAACGCCCCAGATCGCCCGCCATGCCCTCCAGATCCCGCCCGATCTGGCAGCCCTTGCGTATCGCGTTGAACGCCGTGGACGCTGCCATGATTGCGGTCGCTGGATCTATCATGGCTCATCTTTCCATCAGGCGGTCTATTTTTTCTTCGATGCGATCAAAGCGCGAAACAATCTGCGCCATGACGGTGCTGCTGTCTGCTTTGGTGACGTAATCGCGCGCCATTTCTTCGCGGGTCTTGTTTAGCAGGATATTAAGTCGCTGCATCTCGTCTACAGCGCTTTTCAGCACCCAGCCGATCAGCCCCAATCCGGCAGTAAGAGCCGCCGTCCAAAGCATCTCGGCTTCCATTACGCCGCCTCCTGCTCTGTCCAAGCCGGTGCCGTAGACCCCTGCTCGGTCCATGTCTCCGCGCCAACCGCTTGCTCGGTCCATGTCTCCGCGCCAACAGATTGATCTTCCCACGCGTTAGAAGGGACAGATTGGTCTGCCCAAGGCTTTATGGTAGACGCCTCTTCCTGCCACTTAAATCTCGCGTCACCAACAGCAACAGGATTACAAATAACACTATTAGCCGCAAAAATATAATTTACCGAAACTGACGCAAACCCTACTATCGGGCTCGCCGCGCTTACATCATTTGCTAAAATACTGTGTGATTGAGTTATTGCAGAAGCATCAACCGTTGGGTTTTGAGTAGAAACATCAACCCCAGATAAAACGTGATTAGCAGTAACGGAAGGATTGGAAACATCTACCGAACCCGCAGTTACGTCATCTGTCGCAATACTGTGAACTTGAGTTATTAAAGGTGTAGAGATAATCGGGGGCTGTGTGGCTACATCAACTCCTGATGTATGGTTATTTTCAGTTAAATCCCCCGCGCCGACCCTGACACTCCCCGTAATAACATTAGGGGCAGAAAAGCTTTCATCCTCAAAGCATGTTAAGTTGGGTACAATTGCGGGGTTGGGCGTATATACAAGTGATACTACATGATTTTGAGATAATGATACGGCACCAATAGATGGAGCGCCCGCAACAACACTTTGAGCCGCTAAGGCTACATTGGAAGAGCCACCGGCTTCGCCAATCGACGTTGCTGATATCGCTGATCCACTAATCATTTACTTCAGACCCCGCTGAAAACATCGACAAACGCCAATCAATAAAGTAGGTGGCGTTTGCCGATTTTGCCCATTCATGGGGAAGTGGGCCAATTTACAGAATGCGGGAACCCAGATTGATCTGTAATGTTCAAAAGATCCGTTCTGTATTGCGACCAAGCGCCTTGCTGCTCAGGCGTCATATCATTCCACCGCAGAGGGTTGGAAACGATAGGGTCTACCTCGTTAGCTAATCTATCGTCTCTTTCCCAGCGCACCCCTGCCGCAGCATTCGCATCTAATTCTTCCTGCGTTGGGGCTACATACGCCGCGTAATCAGACCCGATTAAAGCAAGTAAATCTTCATTACTTACAGTGTTGTCTGGGTCATGTGGATCTAATGTGTACGGTATCCACCCAAGCTCTGGGTGGTTTATTTCAACATCAAATCTAGTGTTTTCTGCGTTTAAAGAGACTGCGTTGCGAACCTCTTGGATAAGTATGCTCATTTTAATACTCCTATGCTTTACGAAATTCTAACCCACAAGGCGAAGCTTGTGTAGTTAGCGACGCTAAATTTACCGTATGAAGTCATTTGACGCCATGTGCCAGAACACCCTGCGCCTGAGACGGTGTGGCTTGCAATTACATTCTGCAAAGGCCCACGCCCGCTGCCATTAACCTCTTTTAAACTGCTACCGCTAAGTGTGGTGTTTGGATTTATGACCCCAGACGAACCACTACCATAAGACCTTCCCGCTATAGTATAAGTGCCAATGGTGTTGTAAGTGCCGCCAGACGCAAGAGAGTTTCGGATTGAATTTCGGGTGGTGGTATTAATGCTTGCAATATTCTGCAATTGCC